GCCGTAGCCGTAGCCGTAGCCGGAGCCGTCGCCGGAGCCGGAGCCGTAGCCGTAGCCGTAGCCGGAGCCGTCGCCGGAGCCGTCGCCTATTTTCTCCATACCGGGACACCTTTGATTGAGGTCTCCGCTTTCGGAGTTACATCAAGAATTTCAATGGCTTCGGTGAGCGTGACCGATGGAACGGCTACAGGAAACTTGCATTCTACTGGTTTCGATGTTCCATCCACAGCAAGCTGCGATAGCGATGCAGCACCGGCCCAATACCATAACCGTCGCGCATCTGCGAGTTGCACTTCCTTCCCATCGCGGGAAACGAGCGTACCGGCAAATACTCCGGCGCTATATGTACGAACGATTACGTACTTCTTCTTCGAGACTGGCATTTCAATTCCCTTCTTGGTTGACTACTTCAGTTCGTCTACCGCCTTCGCCACGATGCGCGTCAAGAACTTGCTGTCGTCCAGGTCATGCGCGTCGATGTAGGCGGTGAGTTTGTCCCATGATGCTTGTGGGATATGCACGTACCGGCTTACAAATCCAGGCTTCGTGCGCGTCTTCTTTGCTGCTGTTGCTTCAGGCATTGCTGCTCTCCTAGGTTGTGAATCAGAACGGTTCTAATACTGAATGGTGACGTGAGGGATCAGGCCCTTGTCGATGGCAATGAGCAAGTCCTGAGCGCGGTCCATTGGAATGTCGAGTGCAATAATTGCGCCTAGAGCCTCATTGTCGATCTTGAGCCGATGTGCTTTGTTTTTGGCCCGCGCTTCAGCGGCAATCCTCTCCTCGCGCTGTTCATCTTCAATCCTGAGACGCTCCTTAGCGACCGCCGCGATGCGCTCAATATCGGCCCGCTTTAAGGCTTCTTGTGCCTTCTGTTCGGCTTCGATCTGGTCAGCCTTTGCCTTAGCTTCCGCCGCTTCCGCCCTTTGCTCTGCGGACAACCGTTCGCGCTCTGCTGCCGCTACTGATTCTGCGGCATCCCGCTCGGCACGTTCCTTCGCTGCGCGTTCGATAGCAGCAAGCCGGTCCCGCTCTGCGCGTTCTGCGGCCTCTGCACGGAGTCTGGCGAGTTCGGCTTCGTTGGCCTCGGCTACCTTGCGGCGCTCCAGTTCGGGCTTGAGTACGCGGAGGGATGCGGCAATGGCGCTCTCGGCTCCCACCTTGTACTCCTGCATGGTGGACAGGTCGAAGGACTCCAGTTCGGCAATCGCCGCCGTCAAGGTTGGAATGTCGGGGTGATAGGTCTGCGCGAACCCCGCAAGCCTCGCCACAATACTGGCCAGGTTTGCCTTCCGCGTCTCTTCTTCCTGCTCCCACGCGGTCAACGGTTGGAGCACTTCATCTTCGATTCCGCCCACGATCCGAACCAAGCGCCTCTTCTCTTCATCAATAGCCGCGATCTTCCGCTTGGTCGCGCCAGTCAGTTCCTTCGCCCGCGCTTCAATGCCGGTGCGGAGCTTCTGGAGTGGCCGCGCAAAACGCTTGAGTTCCGTGCGGGCCTTCTCGGTGGAGATGTCGTACTTCTTCGCTTCGGTGAGGTACCAGTCCCGACCTGCTGCAAGCTGTGCATCGGTCACGGCTCCGGGAGTAAAGAGCAGGTCATCGGCCATCGTGTCGATGATGGAGAGCGACGTGCTGGGGCTAATCGTTCCATTCGCTGCATCCCCATCCAAGTCCAAAGATGGCTGCGGATTCTCCTTCTTCTTCGAAGTCCCGCTCGCCTCTATCGTCACGCTTGCGGCGGCGGGTTCAGTAGGGCGCTCTGCTTCCACCTTAACGAACGGGTACAGGTCCGCATACGCCTTGATGATTTTTCCAAAGAACGTCCCGATGGAATTGTTGTAAACGGGATTATCTTTCGCCGCAAGAAGCTGTGCGTACAGTTCCGGCGTTACGTTGGCGTAGCGGTACTCGCTCCCCGGTAGCCCTGATGCCTGCTGCTTCTTGTTGGGCGGAAACTTGATTCCAAGCGGATACTCTGCTCCACTCTCATAGCCGATCTCGCTGATTTGCGAGGAATCGACTGCCTGCCACTGCATCCCTTCTTCTTCCGAAAGGTCTACTGCTGAAAACTCCGTCATTACGCTTCCCCTTCCACGACCGGCTTACCCTCGAAGTACGCTTGTCCGTCAACAAAGCACACGTCGATGATGTTGATGAAGTGCTGATTGTTCTTGTCCGCTTCCCTGATTGTGAAGTTGCACTCAAGACCCACGCTTTCCTTGAGCAAGTCCCAATACTTCGTGTCGAAGCATGAGGCGAAGCTGACGCCGTTGTGGGTTCCAAGGAAGGTAACCACGACATAGCCCTTACGTGCTGTCTGTCCTTCAGAAGCCGGTTTTGCCTCGATAGTCTGGACGCCCTTAATAACTGCGGTCAGGCCGTTCGGAGGAATGAATTTGCATTGCCCGGCCTGGGGCTGTGCTTGCTCCTGTGGGGCTGATGCACGTTGGTTGGCCTGTTGGCTTGACTGCTGTGTGCTGGTTGCTCTGGCGGGTTGGTGCAATGTTGCACCTTGGCGAGTCTGCCGGGATGGCAAGTCGCCTTTCTCGCCGGTAGAGTCGATCATCTCTTCCGAGTCTGCTATGCCTACGATGGCCTTGTATCCGTACTTCTGCCCATAGGTCTGAGAGCCGCCGATGGTCTGCTGATTGAATACCGGCGTTCCACCCTTGCCGAGCGCCAACTCTCCCGGCAATTCGATCTCGTTTTGCATCCACTCGCCCGAATCCCAATGAACAAGTCTGGTGTAAACCGTGACCGTCTTCCTGTCCAGATCGACCACTGGAAACTGAGAAACGGTGAGATGGTACTTGGTGAGGGAGGGACGAACGGCGGCGACGATTTCCACAAGGGGAGTGTACTTGTAGTCGGCAAACTCGTTCTTCACGTTCTTCTCGGCCGGCAAGAATTCCACCTGTGCCTCGCCGAGGGCCTTATTGAGATTCTTCAACGCATAGTCGGATGCGATTGTTCCTTCCGCAAGCGTCACATAGCCGATAGATTGAATCGGCGTGCCTACAACGGCTTCTTCTTCATTCATGGCGTCTCCCATTAGGCAGTGACCCATCCCGGAGCAACATCCGCGAGGCTCGCGGTTACCAACTCCGCAAACTCCGGCTTGAGAACCACTACCACCTTGTTGTCCACGATTGTACGGTCACACACGTAAGACTTTTCGATGACGTGCTTCACGGTGATCTCGCCGAATGTCTGCGTCAGGTAAACGATTTCGTGCCTCGGACAGAGGTCGAATTTCGCGCTGGAATCGGCCAGCATAATGCCCTTGGCCTGCTCCGCCGTTTCTCCGTAAGTGTCGATGCATGCGTTCTGTTGGAGAGTGGGATGCTCCTCACACCAATCTGCGTATGCTCGTAATGATTCTGCAAGTGTCATGGTCACTACTCCTCCTGCTTCTTCGCTTCCCGTTTAGCTTTCCGAAACGCCCGCCAGCGCCTACGCTGAGCCTTGGCGATCCTCTCGCGCCCCTTGTCTGTCAGAGCGTAAATCCGCTTTGGTGTTGCCTTTTTCGTTCCCATGTGTTGAAGTTACTCCGCTGTAAGATTGTTGTCAAGGGTAAGATGCAAGTAAGTTGTGGAAATCTTACTAATATATGATGCTTTCAAGTTTGTGCTGATTGAATCGGGCGATGAGTCGTTCCCCGTCCCAAACTTCAACCCAGGGGATAAGCGCGTATTCTCCGGGCTCCTCGACTTCGCGAATCTCTGTGCATCCGCGTCCAACGGTGTACGTACCCGGATTGCCGTTCTCGTCAATGGAACAAATCTGCTGTACTGGCGGTCTGTTAATCATTCTCGTTTTCCTTTCTGTTGAATACATCTCCCCCTAGTGGGGCCGTTGTGTTTCGTTCTTTTTCTTGAGAGCAACGTACATTTCCCACGCCCACGGCTTATCTTGCAGGTCGCGGGGAACAAGTCGCCGGGCAGCTTCATCCCACGCTTGCTGATCGGTCACGTGATAGCCGCTCAACAGCGCATAGTGTACGAGCGCAGGAGGATCATCTTTAGTTCGGGGGCGACGCACATCTACGTTGGGTCTCGTTCTGTAGATGT